CATCAAGTGCGTACACTACATCGGTATCGGTACGGCGAACAGCAGTTGCCGGAAATACGGTTCTGTTTTTTTGCACCAGTGGCTTGGAGCCAGTTTGCGGAATGTGTACGATACGACCTGAAACCACATAATTGCTGTCGTCATAGGCTTTCTTCAGGAAGGCATTGTCTTTCCAAAAGCGTTCGATGATATAGTTAGCCCAGGTCTCAAGGATGGTACCAAATGCGCTTTGTTTGGGCATTGGTATAAAAATCGAAACCAGCAGCAACGTAACCAGCACAGCTAACGGATTAAAGGAAAACAGGGCGCTAAGTACTAATGCAAACAGCACCAGTTTAAACATGCCGAAACCGAACTTTAGAAATTTCATAAACGATAATTGAGGATTTAAAATTTTTGTTTTGGGGTATAGATTATAAAGGCTTATTTGCCGGTGTACTCTACTTCGTAGTAATCTTTGTATTTAAGTTTAAAGCTCTCCAGGCTAATGGCTTTCAGCTTTTCAAATTTGCCCTGCATGTACAGCTCACGCCCGCTCAACTTCATCAGCTCGGCCAACTCCAAGTTGCCGCCATCGCCACCCACAGCCAATTTGCTTTCCACGCTTTCAAAAGCCTTCATGCCTTCAATCACCTCTTTGGTAGTTTCAAAATCGGCAGTTGCCAGCTTAATGTATTTTTCGCGGTCGCCGGCGGCCAGCTTTTTACCGGTAATGGCGCCATCCACCAGGCTTTCAATTTTTGTTTGCGTGGCCGCTTTTTCCAGGTTGCTTAACTTGGTTTCCAACTCCACTTTATCGCCTTTCAGCTTTACCACTTCGGCGGTTATTTCGGTTACCTTGCCGGCATCGCCAAGTACGGCCGCCAGCTTGTTGCTTATTTCAACATCGGTTGCATTTTCGCTTAGGCCAAGCTTTGTGGCCATTAACTTTTTATCCATATTATTCGGAATTAAATTTTTGAGGTAGGAAGTAATTTCTTCGTTTTCATCTCCCGCGTGTAGCGCTATTTTTTTACCGGCGCTGTTACGAATGGCGAGTGCATTTTTGCAATTAGGTATATCAACAATAGAGGCTTCAAACAGCCCCCATTTAGTAATGGTGGGCCCTAACTGACCAGGAAGCATTAAGGCTTCTTCATCGGTAGCCGCAATTGGATCAATCCAAATAGAAGCACCTTTTAAATAGCCTTTTTCAACTTTCTTTTGAATTTTTACTGCAAACTCGTCGTCGTCATCAAAGTCAGGCTTTGCTAAAAGTTTATCGCCTTCTACTCTTATGTCGTACCATTTGCCAATGGGCAATTCGTGTTCGGCAACCGCGCGGCTGTAGCTGCTCTCTGCCCTGGCATGCATTAACAACATTACCGGGTTTTGTTTAAATGCTTCCAGCTGGGCGCCCATCATTAATGCACGAAATCCGTACATAACTACGCTCTCATCTAAAAGTATAAAATCAATATCCAGTTTTGCCATTCTTGGGGTTGTGTACTTATGTGGCAGTAAAATTGCACTTCTATGAAAGCCTTACCAAATGCGGTTTACAGCAGATTACCTGTTTAGAACCATGCTGTATTAATTACCTGACCGTCATGTTTTTTTGAGTTGAAAACACACCCCGTTTTAGAGCATTTTTGTAGAAATGAATGCTCCTAAAAAAACAAAGCCGGTTAAAGCCACCAAAGAAGAACTGGATCGCAAAAAGCGGCTGGCCTATACCTTATTTGTTGATAATGGTTTTGAGCAAAAAGTAATTGCTGAAATTACCGGCATATCCGAACGCAGTATTAGCGAATGGAAAAAGGTGGGTGCCTGGGAAGATGACCGCACCGAAGAGCGCATGGGTTTTGATAAACAACGCAAGCGCATTAAAAAACACATTGATGCAGTACTCGACCAGATAGAGGAAAGACCTGCGCCCCACAACGTGCCTAACTCCAAAGAAATGGACGGCATCAACAAAATGGCCGATGCGGCAAAGAAGCTGCAAACTGAACTTTCTTTTGCGCACAAAAGCGAAACCGGCAAACAATTCATTTCATTTATTCAAACCGTACACGGTCAGGCAAAAGCTATTGAGGCAGTTGACTTGTGGCATGAATTCCTAATGTCAACCGCATGAGTGTTTTAAACGAAAAAGCCTCAATCATTAACTGGGATAAGTTTCGGGATTCTATCCGGAAAAGCACGCCTGTTGACTTAACCGAAACGCCCGAGAAAAAGAAAAAGCGCATTGCCGATTTAGAAGCTGATCCCCAGGCGTGGAAGCAGTATTATTTTGGCAAGTTTTTTAAATGCGCATCGCCGCAGTTTCATTTAAAAGCAAGCAGCCGCTTACTTAAAAAGTTTATAGCGGTAAAGCATTGGTATGAGGTGCGCCACTGGGCCAGAGGTTTAAGCAAAACCACTACTACGATGATGGACGTGCTTTACCTGGTAAGTACTGGCAAGCTAAAAAACATCATCTACACCAGCAGCACTTACGATGCTGCCGAAGGTTTTTTAACCAAGTACCAGGTTCAACTGGACAGCAACCAGCGTCTGATTAACGATTATGGGAAGCAGGAACTACCGGGCAGCTGGAGCGCAGGCGATTTTACTACCCGCAAAGGGGTAAAGTTTAAAGCCCTGGGCGCGGGGCAAAGCCCTCGCGGTAATGGTAACGAAGAGATACGGCCCGACTGCATTATTGTAGATGATTTTGATACCGATGAAGAATGCCGCAACCCAGATATTATTAATCAAAAATGGAACTGGTTTGAAAAGGCTTTATTCTTTACGGTTGACACTGCATCGCCTTACCTGGTTATTTGGCTGGGAAACATTATTGCCGAAGATTGCTGCGTAGTACGTGCCGGGCAAATTGCAGATCATTGCGAAATTATAAACATTCGAGACGGCGCCGGTAAAAGCACTTGGCCGGAAAAGAACAGTGAAGAGGACATTGATTACCAGATTAGTAAAGTAAGCTGGGAAGCAAGTCAGCAGGAAATGTTTAATAATCCCATTCGGCAGGGACAAACCTTTAGAGAAATTACCTGGGGCAGATGCCCCCCGATAGATAAACTTCCCTTTGTGCAAATCTACTCTGACCCTGCAACCTCAAATAAGGATAAGCCGGTTCAGAAATCGAAGGCACAGAACTCATGTAAAGTAGTGGTGGTGTTAGGCTTCTACAACAACAAATACTATCTCTATAAATGCTTTGTGGATAATACCACCAACAGCAATTTTATAGACTGGCTGTATGCCTCCCGCAATTATGGAGCCGGCAGCGCCGCGCTTTACAATGATATTGAAAACAACTCCCTTCAAGACCCGTTTTACGAACAGGTGTTGCTGCCGCTTATTTATGAAAAGGCGAAAGCTAATGGTGGCATGTTATCCATCACGCCCGACGGCGAAAAAAAGGGTGAAAAATGGTTTAGAATAGAAGCTACCCTGGAGCCCTTGGTTCGCATGGGCAACCTGATCTTTAATATAGATGAAGTGGATAACCCGCACATGCAGCGGATGAAGTCCCAGTTTTTAACTGCAACGCCAAACAGCCGCG